CCAAATTCCCCCCTCAAATAAAACAAAAAAACCCTTAAAAATTAAGGGTTCCTTGGATGGAGCATACCGGGCTCGAACCGGTGACCTCTACGCTGCCAGTGTAATCCACTGTTTATGATGAGAACGGTTGTTCTCCTATGAATGTTGATATATCAAGGCTTTTCTTACATGGTTATACGTTTAATTTTGAGGGTTTTTGATAGTTGTCGCCGAATTTCGGCGACAATTCGGCGACTAATTATTTTTTTTAAATAGATTATCCAATTTATCAGCTGCTTCTTGATCAACTTTACGTAATGCATGTCCATAAGTATTCATAGTTACTCGTATGTCAGAATGTCCTAATCTCTCTGCAATAATTTTAGCATGAACACCTTGATTTATTAACAGAGTTGCTGAAGTATGGCGAAGGTCATGGAGTCTAATGTGTCGAACTCCCGCACGTTCAGTAAATCGTCTCCACCAAGTAGTCGGGGTTGTTGGATAAAAGTGTGTTCCGTCTATATTACAAAAGAGCCATTGCCTTTCATTCTCAATCCACTGATCTTCGCACGCCTCTTTCATGCTATCATAGTATTGTTTATATTCTATTAGCTCTGCAATAACGGATTTCGGTAGAGATATAACACGTTTTGAGCTAGTTGTTTTAGGTTCTTTTATCACAGTTTTTGTACCTCTAGTTATGGCAGTAGATATTTCCATTGTTCTATTTTCAAAGTCAATTTTATCCCATTCTAACCCCAAGCACTCACTTCTTCTTAGTCCAGCTGCCAAAGTTAGTGTGAGAAATATACGCCAATGAAATGGTTCTTTCTCAGCAGCAACAAACAACGATATAACTTCCTCCTCGTCGTAGACGTTTACGACTTTATTATCTTTTGGATTTTTTGGTTTTTCTACAAATCGAATAGGATTCTCTTGTATAACTTTCCAACGGACTGCTCTTTCAAAAACAGAGGATAAAGTAATGTATACATCTTGTTTAGTTCGACTAGAAATAGGTCTATTGGGTTCATTTTTTCTAGTAAGATTATTTAAAAAATCAATAATATGAATCGGTTTAATTTCATCAAGGCGTTTATTGCCTAAAGCAGGTAATATATGATTGTTTAAATGAGATAATCGTGTAGATAAAGTGGTTTCGGCCAAATGCTCATTTGCATGTTTTTCAATCCATTCATTTGTAAAATCCTTAAACAACATTTTTTCTGGAGCTATGTAGGCACCTGACTCAACTTCTGTCTTAAATTTGTGGTATTCAGATTCTAAGTAGTCGTTTAATTTCTTTTTTGTCTTCAACAGTGCCTTATCTTCTACTCTTATAGTTTTATATTTTCTTATTCTCTTTCCTTTTGAATCATACCCAGCTTCAACGGTTAGTAAAAATGAATTAGATCCTCTAGGACGTATATTAGCCATGATTAAACCACCTTTAAACAGAATGTATGTTCTATTTTGATTTTAAAAAATTATAGCCTCGAACTGGAGGCTATATTATCATCTTTCACATGCCCAACCATCTTTGTCTCTATCATGCTTTGAAGCATAGGCAGGGTGGTCAGAAGGTACTCCATCTGGATATACTTTTCTTAATTCAGTACAATTTTTATAATATTCGGTTCCTCCACTACTAGGAGGTGGTGTAGTTTGACCATTAGATCCACTAGAGCCACTACTACCAGTACCAGAGTTATTAGATCCCGTATTAGTTGATTCTTTAGGATCAAGATCTCCTTTAGTAGTACCGTTTTCACCATATGCCCATAAACCTACATTTTTACTACGTGCTTCTCGTGCAAATTTAACGAAGTATTCACTATACTTTACATCTGGTGGGTAAGTAGAAGGTTCAGCATACCCATTTATAACTAATTCGGCATTGAACATTTTTGTACGAATTTCATTTTCATTCAAATCGTCAGTAGGAATATCTAACCAAACAATTCTTAGAAGTCGGTTATACCTATCTGCTTCTGAAACATCCTTTTGAAGATAAATATTTTTCCCTTCAAGTTTAGATTTTGTATAGTTACTAGCTTCTTTTCCGTACTCCTCAGTACGTGTTGTTGATTCAGGAGTATTAACGCCAATCAAACGTACTTTTCTTCCGTCTGATAATTCGATGGTATCTCCATCTATTACCCTAGAGACTGTTACTAATTCTAGATTATATTCCTGAATTAGTGATTGTTTTTTCTGCTCTTCTTCCTTTTTCTTTTCTTCTTCTAGTTTTTCCTGCACATCATTTTTTGACTGATTTGTATCTTCATTATTAGTTTCATTTTTAATCTCTTGATCATTATTTTCTATCTTATCTATACTCTCATTATCTTCTTTTGAAGTATTCGATACTTCTTCCTTTGTAGAAGCTACATCTGTGGTTTGTTCTTTTTCATCTACCATTGCCATTGCTGAAATCCAACAAAAACTTACCCCTATAATCATTATTAATCCAGGTTTAGAAAAAGTAACTTTCCCTTTACTTTTCTGAATCCATTGGTACAAACCAAATAAGAAAATAATGATTCCTATCCACGCAATAGGAGTAATAATAACTGAGGTAAGTGTAAATAAACCAAATAAAATTAATAGAATTAGTTTAGCTAGACTCATTTTACCACCTTCAAGAGTTTAAAATTTTTTCTTTTTCTTTTTGAAATTCTTCGTCTGACAGTATTCCTTGCTCATGTAGTTTTGCAACCTTAGAAAGAAGATCGTATTTATTTATCTCTTTATTGGTACTGGATTTCGAAGTTTTTCTAGACTGATTCTTTTTTGTTTCATTCATTTTATTCGTAATAATGTTTAAGAATTTTTTAAATTGATCATCGTCAATAATATCATCGAATATTTTTCTTGATCTTCCATAATCTATAAGGAGCTCTTTAGATGCTAAACCATCACGAGCATAGGAAATTCCATTCATTTTGTGGTATTCAAATATTTCTACTAACTGTCCATGGCCTATCCCATTAGTAACAAATACTAATCTCTCGCTAGTAGCAATAAGCATTCCTTTAATTTCCCTTTTCTTTGTCTTATCGTATTCAGCTAGAATGGCTGCCAAAATTTCTTCTTCATCTAGTTTAATATTTTGTTCAAAATAAAGGATTGTTTTTTTATAGGTACTAAAATTAAGTTTATTTAGAAAACCAGTTTTAGTACCGAAATATTTTTCCATTAATAGTTGTTCTGCTTCTTCTTGTTTTCGTTTCTCTTCTTGTTTTGCTTGATATTCAGCTTCACGGAGTCTTTTCTTTTCTTCCTTTTCTCTTTCCAATTTTTCCTTTTCTTCAGGTGGTAAATCTTCTCGAGCAAAGAGCTTCTTAAAAAAACTCATATTTGATTCCCCCTTAAGTAAATATAACAAGAGCCTCATAATGAGGCACTTGTTGGTTGAAAAATAAATTTTAGTTATTATGAAAATTAATATTCTCTCAATTAGGAAGTTCACCAAACGATATTAATTTATAAATCTTCCCATTTCAGATGGAATACCTAAAGACGTCAACAACTGGTATTTTGTCTCGAATGCACTTACATCAACATCAAAAAGTAATAATTTAGTAGCCCAATAGTTGGCCTCTTTTTCAATCTTATCCTTTGAAATCAAGGTATTTTTGTGTAAAAAAGGTGTGTTTTCATTTGGGTGTAAGATTGCGTGGCCAAGTTCGTGAGCACAAACAAACTTCAATAAATAATCATCAATACTACTATTTAAAGTGATTATTTGATGTCTAGAATTCTTCATATAGAATCCAAGTGTATTCCCTAAAGGAAAATAATTTACAATAATGTTTCGATTTTCTGCAATTACAAATGGATTATTTGTATTATGTTTTTTTACTTCTTTTATCAATTTCGACATAATCCATTTCATTCAGCTTCACTCCCAATCTTTTTTGTACTTATTTGGGGTGAACTTTTTCTTTGCTAATTGTTTGGTTAGTTTTAAATTACTCTCAATAGCAGTTTTTACTAACTCTCTAGTCTCTTCATCCATCGGTTCTCCGTTGAATGATAGAGCAGTTTCATTGTCTAAACTCTCTAGAATATTTTCTAGTTTTTTCGCAATGTCTTTTTCATCTTTTGGTGATAACCGAGGAAGTTGTTCCTCAGTTCTGCCTTGTAAATAATCTGTAGTTACTCCAAATAGATCAGCAAGTTTGTTTACAGTTTCAATGGGGGGTTGTTTAGTTCCGTTTTCATATGCTGTATAAGTTGTTCTAGCAACCCCTATTAAATTAGCTACATAATCTTGGGTAAACTTACTGTTTTCCTTCTTCTTTTTTTCCCTTAATTTCTTCAATCTCTCTCCGAGTATTTTCATAAATCTCACTTCATTTCAAAGGATTTAATATAATTATAATGTTACTTTAAGAAACTTTAAACAAATGTTCCTACAAGTAAAACTTTTTTAAAAAATACGTTGACATGTTTCTTTAGGGAACTTTATAATAAGAATACAAAGGTTACCTAAAGGAACAATAGGGGGTGAAAGACTTGAGATATTGGTTAAAAGAAATACGTATATTAAAGAGACTTACACAAGAAGATGTAGCATTTCAAAGTGATATTTCTAGAAGTTTCTACACTCATATAGAGAATGGAACTAAAACCCCAAGTGTTGAGGTTGCCAAGAAAATTGCTAATACTCTTGGTTTCGATTGGACTATTTTTTTTACTAGTGAATGTTCCTTAAGGGAACTATGTGATAAGAAGAAGACTATAACTGCTTAAAGGAGGCGATTATATGGACCTTGAAACAGTCGCACTCTTTGCAGAAATCAGATTCAAAATCTTAGAAGCTGCAGTCATGATCAATAACCAATATACAGAAGAAGAAGTCATTAATCATTTAATTGAAACAGCAAATTATATAAACAATTTTACTACTGTTACAAAGGAGTGAATCTAGCAATGGATCAGTTACGAGTCTTTAATTTTAATCAAAATCAAATTAGAACTATTTTCAAAAATGGTCAACCTTGGTTTGTAGCCAAAGATGTGTGTAATGTGTTGGAAATCTCTGATGCTAGAAAATCAGTAAACCTCTTAGATGAGGATGAGCGGAATATTATTCCGGTCACAGATTCATTAGGAAGAAATCAAGATACCTTCATAATTAATGAACCAGGGCTTTACTCACTGATTTTAAGAAGTCGTAAACCCGAAGCAAAAGAATTCAAACGCTGGATCACACATGAAGTTATTCCTTCTATCAGAAAACACGGTGCCTATATGACACCTGAAAAAATCAAAGAAGTTTTATTAAATCCAGACACGATCATCAAGCTTGCAACGAGCTTAAAAGAAGAACAACAAAAACGACATGCAGCTGAAAAACTTATAGAACAACAAAAACCTTTAGTATCTTTCGCAGAAACTTGTATGTCTTCTGAAAAAAGCCTCTTGGTAAGAGAACTAGCAAAATTAGTCTCTAAGCATGAAATATTAATAGGTGAAAAAAGACTGTTTCAAAAGTTAAGAGAATGGAAACTAATCTTTCCTAATAAAAACGAACCATACCAAGAGTATATTGATCGCGGTTATTTTGAAATCTCTCAAGGTGTTAAGGAAACAAGCAAAGGTTCATTTACTTGGATGACTATGAAAGTCACTCCAAAAGGGCAAATGTATATCATAAACCGTCTTAAAAAGGAAGGCCCTCGAAAGGAGGTAATCTAGTTGAACGGACTTACAAGGAAAACATTAACCGTACAAGAAGCAGCTGAATATCTAGGTGTTCATCCGGATACAATTTACAACATGGTAAGGGAAAAGCAAATTCCACATGTTCGAATTCGCAGAAGAATTTTTTTCCGAGTTGAAGCAATTGATCAATGGATGCTAGAGCAAGAACAACACAACTATGCTGTATGAAATAACTTTACTATTTATTAGTGCATATATGAAACTCATAAACTATGCAATTTAAGGGGAGGAAAAAATTGATTAAAGAATCTGTTTACGCGGGACATGTTATCGATGTCCTACAGAAGGAAGAGAAATTGAGCGGAATTGATATTGCAGATGACTTGCACATCTCACCTCAATTTGTAAGCAATTTAAAAAACGACCATAGAAAACTACATAAAGATATTGCTCAGGCGAGTCTATCAATCTATGACAATCCAATCTATACTATGGAACTTCTCTATGAATTCACCGAAGGACTTACAAGTCCAATTATGAGAGGAAGGGCAGTTGACCCGCATAGATTAGCTATTGAGGAGTACACCTTAAAAGAAATTGATGAGATAAAAAACATTTTGAATGAGGTTAGTTTAGCAAAACCTCCGAACGAAACATCAAACGAAGAAAAGGAAAGAATCAAACAGATAATCTATGAACTGCTAGATGGAGAAATGGTTATCAGTAATTTAATAGCAGTCTTATGCAAAGAATACGAAATTAGTTATAAAAAATGCATACAAGAGCGAAGGGCAAACTGGAAAGCGAAAGGATGGATTTAATGTTAGAGGTTCATTTTTTACCAAAAGACAGAGAACAATCTTTAAAAGAGTTAGAGTGCATCGCATATTGCATGGCAAGAATGACACATTTTTTTGAAATAGGAAACTTTAAGAATGCTCGATTATATGCAGAGAACATTTTGAGATCAACAAAAGAGTTAGAAAATATGAGCCAAGCAAAAAAACAAAGAGACGAAGATGTGAACGATTTGATTCATGAGTTGCAGGATTTAGGTGTAAATGTGGTTTTGCTTAAAAAGTCGGTTTGAAAGGAGTAATAGAATGCTAGAAGTAGCTGCATATATTTATACACTTGTTCTTATTTTAGCAACGTGTGTGTGGTGTACATGGGGATTAGTAACAATAAACAAAAAAGAAAAAAAGCAGTAAACCACGTTTGGGGAAAGGGTTTGACTGCTCAATAAATACCAACTAACTAAATTTTATAACAAAAATATAAAACTATCAAGGCAAGGTTTGACCTTGCCGTGTGGGCCATAATCAGTTTGTTTTTACCCCCTTTCGTTACTGATTGTGCCTCACACGGTGCGGTTAAGCACACAAAATGGAAAGGTGGGATTGAATGGAACAAAAAAGAATTTGTCCACGGTGTGAAAATGAAGAAATCACACCTCGAGACAAATATTGTTGTATTTGTGGATTGAAATTGGAAAGGAGTGAATAGGAATGCCAATCATGTTAGAACATCCGGCTATTACACGTGTTGAACGAACAGGTTACTCAGATAATGAATCTTCACATTACGGATATGACTACTTTGGAAATGAAGTCCTTGTAACTGACGAAATTTTAGTACTAGGGGATGAATTCTTCTTGAAAGAACCATTATCTCAAGAAACTATCGATGTTCTTTTACTAGCAGGCGCAGAGGAAACAATTGCACAATAAAAGACTCCTGTTGGGATCAGGAGCCAAGTTTGAAAAAACATTTAATTACTGTGATTATAACATGACTTTAAAAATCAAGCAAAGGAGTGAATATGGTGGCAAAGGTTTTAACTAATACTTACCATATGAGTCGTCAGGAATGGCTAGATACGAGAACTAAGGGGCTTGGTGGTTCGGATGCCTCAGTTGTTCTTGGTTTAAACAAATGGAAGACACCGTTTGAATTATGGTTAGAAAAAACTGGACAAGTTACACCTACCGAAATCCAAAATGATGCAGCATACTTTGGAACAATGTTAGAGGATATAGTGGCAAAAGAGTTTGAATTACGATCCAGAAAGAAAGTTCGTAGACGGAACGCGATGTTTCAGCACACTGATTATCCTTTTATCATTGCTAACGTTGACAGAATGATTGTTGGGGAAAAGGCAATATTGGAGTGCAAAACCACATCAGCCTATAACGCAAAAGAGTGGGAAAACGATGAAATACCAGAAAGCTACATCGTACAAGTACAACATTATCTAGGTGTATTAGGACCCGAGTATACAAAAGCATATTTTGCAGTTCTTATTGGTGGCCAAAGATTTATTTGGAAAGAGATTGAACGTGATCAGGAACTAATTGACATGATTTTTCAAGCAGAAATCAACTTTTGGAACAATCATGTATTAAACAACAACCCACCACCTTTAGATGGATCTAGTGCTGCTGAAGAGTATTTAAAAGAACGATACAAAGAAGTTGATCTAGGGAAATCAGTTGATTTGAAATCCGAATATAAAGAAAAAATCGAGGAATACCTTTCGATCAAAGAGTCCATAAAAACGTTAGAAGAAAAGGCAAAAGAAGTAGAAAATCAAATAAAAAATGAGTTAAAAGATGCGGAGATAGGCTTCATAGGAAATTACCAATTAGACTGGAAACCAATTAAATCTAATCGAGTTGATAGCAAAAAATTAAAATCACAATTTCCTAATATCTACGAGCAAGTGGTTAAAGAAACTAGCTATAGAAGATTCGGAATAAAACAAATTGGATAAGGGGGATGAAAAATGGCTACTAATAATGCACTAAAAAATAAACTAGCAAACAAAACTAATCAGCCATCAAACGTAACAGGCACGACACTAAAGGCTCTTTTATCAAGTCCAACGGTTCAAAAGCGATTTGAAGAAGTTCTAGGAAAACGAGCAAATCAATTTGCTACTTCCATACTAAATCTTTACAACAGTGAAAAAATGCTTCAAAAGTGTGAACCAATGTCGGTAATAAGCTCAGCGATGGTTGCTGCTTCACTTGATTTACCAGTGGATAAAAACCTTGGATATATGTATATCGTTCCATACGGTAATAAAGCTCAACCCCAAATGGGTTACAAAGGTTATATACAGCTAGCTTTACGTTCGGGACAGTACCGATACATCAATGTCATTCCTGTTCACGAAGGGGAATTACAAAGTTGGAATCCATTAACTGAACAGATTGAGATTGATTTTGAAGAAAAAGTATCTGAGGCTGTCGTCGGATATGCTGCTTATTTCGAACTATTAAACGGTTTTAGGAAAACTGTCTACTGGACAAAAGAACAAGTTGAAAAACATCGTCAGAAGTTTAGTAAATCTGATTTCGGATGGAAAAACGATTGGGATGCAATGGCCATGAAAACGGTATTGAAATCATTACTATCCAAGTGGGGAATATTATCGATCGAAATGCAAAAAGCAGTAATTGAGGATGAAGAAGAAAGAGAGATAAAAGATATTACCGAAGATTCAGATGTAATTGATTATGCTCCAAATGAATATGAACCTGAACTAGTTGAGGAATCCCAACCAGAGCAAGAAGTGACTATAGATGTTGTCGAATAACAGCCTTTACAAAGTCCTCCTTCCCGATCGATTGGTGAAGGAGGCAAACGATAAAGAACATCTCAA